CTTAGGCAAAAATCGTAGAGATTAGTATGATTTCTAATAGTAGTATCAACAGGAATGCCCTGAACGTAAAACTGTTCCAAAGCAATGTTAATAATACGTCCAGACTTGTTTTTATGGAGTTCAAAGTCTGTAAGAAAATCTCCCTTCTTCTTGATTTCGCCATCTGTCTTAATTGCTAAATAGTCATTAACTGTTGAGAATATAATCTTTGAATAGTCTGTGCGTTCTAATTCATATTGTGTAACGTCACACCACCACTCATTAATTTCATGCATTAAAGGTATTAACTCTTTTTTAATTTTTATAGTTACACCATCAGTATTTGCAGAAATTATATTAATTCCATTAGTTTCATACTTCTCAATTAACATCATTAGTGATAATTCACCAGTGATTGTAGTAAACATAGTTAGCTGTCTATCGTAAATCCAACTCTGAATATCAGATGATTTACCATATACAGAATTAACTGCAAGTTTAAGAGCTCCAACAATTCCTCTAATCTTTCTATCCTTCTTAGCAAGAGGTTTAAGCTCTAGTCTTTTATCGAACATCTGTTTGTACCCTCGCAGGAATTCTTTCCCCAAGTGCGCAGGATATTTACCATTGTTAATAATAATAGCAGGATAATAACTAGATACATCCCAATCAATAATTTCATGGTCTTCATCAGCTTCAAAGATTTTAGGTTTGTTTACAGAATGCAATCCACCTTTAGCAAATGTGTAGACATTATCATAGAAGACAATATCTTCTTGAAACTCATCAGTCATGGACATGTCCATCTTTTTAATCTTAGCTAAGAACTCTTTCAAGTGTTTTGTTTCAAACTTCACATAAGGTGCAATACAATTCTTTACAGATATGGTTTTTCTAAAGAACCCTTTACGTGGTAATTCTTTATACTCAACACCTTTCTCCTGAATATAATACTTCTTAATCATCTCATCACCAATCTTACTGTCAGAATAGTTTAAGCATGGAATGCCAAACTCATCAAATATGTCTTGTCTTAGCTCTATTTGATTGTTCTGTTTGTACAAGGGATGATCTGTATCACCAGTGGTGATTTTGTAGAACTGATAGGTTGCCATTACATCATTCTTACAATACGTTCTAGTGATATGTCTTTCTGTAGGAGTCATATCTCTTTTTGTATGATGTACAGGCATTTCTTCAATGTTCTCGAAGTCCATCTCAAACTCTAGTCTTTTTAGACTCACCATACGATTCTTGTTGTCGTAGTGATTAATCTTAAATAAATCTAGTTGTTTAAGACTTAGTTCGTGTTCTCTATATTCAGGAAACACATCATAATTAGCATCGTGGATTACATCTGCTGCTTTCTGAGCTATTCTTTCACATATTTCCATGCTAGATAGCTCATGCCAATTATCTGCGCTTCTAAGGATCCATTCAATCACTTGACTGTCAAAACGTAGGTTGTTGTAGCCCACCCAATAATGCATATTATGAGCTTCTGCAAACCTTAGAAATGAATCTAGTTCATTTACCTTCTGGCTCACTTCAAACTCAAAATACATATCTGTCTGTGGGTCATATATTCCTACAAGGAACATCTCAACCAACGTTTCTATGTCATAGATTAATACATTTTCTTTCATTGTCTTGTTGTGTTTTTATGATCTTTCCAATCTAACCAAAAGCCTATGGCAACTATAATGTTCATTCCAAATGAAGCTAATATTTCATATACATCTTCGTACATGTTAGTAGATAGGTGGACATGTCCTACCATCCAAAAAGGAACAGCAAGATTATTCGATATCCACCTAACTAAATAATTTAAAAACTTCAAATCACTCTTTTAGTTCCAATCTCATGCACATTGTTTAATGTAGCATCAGAGTTAATAATTTTCAACAAAATCAATAATTCATCTGCTTCTGTGTAAAGCAAATTATTTTGATTGATTTTAGTTATAATAGAAAGACCATTTCCAAAGTCCTCAATCTGCATTGCTGCAGTGTTTTTCACTGAATTATCCCACGATTCTACATCAGAATAAGTCAATGTATGAACATCATTTCCCTCATCATTTTTTGTGAGTTCATAATCATAATCATAATTGTTGTTTACAAATACTTGTTGTTTCATCTTATTTCTTTTTAAATTGTTCAAACCATTCTTTGAGTAGTTTTTTACCATCGTGTTCTAATTCACCTGATAAAAGTTGAAATTCTTTAGGTAAATAAATACTTACATCTAATGGGCTTCTTGCTATTGTAACTTTTTTAGATAGTATATACTTAGCAAAATTTATCATATCTTCCTCAGTATACATTCTTTCAGCTTGCCATTTAGCACCTTCTTTGAATGCGTGTCTTAAAAATTCCCCATCAAGTTTTTTTAAGGGGTTAAACTTCCAAGATGCTTCTTCAAGTGTTTTTTGTTTCATCTTATTTGTTTTTAAATGTTTTAATATTATAACATTTTTTACATTGAATTAAACCTGCTTCTATAAAAAGTTCTGTAGCATATACCTTATCTTTTGTAAACCCACAAGTATCACAATAGTTATGTGTGAATAATTTTTTAAAGAAATTAAAAATTTTTCTCATTTTATTTGTTTTTAAATGTTTCGTTGTAGTATTGTTCTGTGTCATAATATTTCACATAAAAATCTGTTCTTTGTGCGTTATCACAAGCATCAATAATCTGTTGCTTTTCCATTTCTTTGGCTTGTTCAAATAAATCAAAATATTCTTTAGATATTTTTTCGGGTAAATGAATCCAAAACCATTCTATTGCTGTCATCTTATTTGTTTTTAAATTGTTTAAAAAATTGTTTAAAATCTGTCCAAGCTTTAATCCATTCTTTTCTAGAAATCAATTGTGGTTCAATATTATTTTTTCTCATTTTGATTGTCTTTAAATATTTTAAACCATCTATTAAACCATTCGTCTTTTTCATCAATTCTAACATCACCATCATAAGCAATAGTATACCCTACTTTAAAAGCTTTTTCTAAATCTTGCTTACTATACATTTTTTCATCAGGAACAAATGTCATTGGTGTTTTTCTAAATTCAATCAATGATTGTTTAATTTTTTCATAGTCAGGCTCTTCCTCTGTTTCTTGTTTAGGTTTACAATCACACCCAATACAATCTATATACCTTTTAATCTGTCCAACAGGTGTACAACAGTTTTCTTGTTTAGGTTCTGCTAAACCACCCCAATAGGTAATAGGTTTACCATTTTCATCTGTTTGTTTATGTGCATCAATCAAATCTTTTACACCTTGTCTCTTCTCATCGTTGAAGACATCTTCCAACAATCTTTCTTTGTTTGCTTCAGTGGATAGTAAATGTTCTGTTTCTTTTTTCATTCTTCTTCTTCGTCTGTTAATAATCTAACTACTACTTTTTGTTCGTACATATTGGGAATAACTTGTTCATCTTCGTCAAAGAAATCCTCAATAATCTCTATCTCTACCCATCCTTCAAATTCACTGAGGATGTAATTAATATCGTCAAGCGTAATGTCTCTGAGTTCATCAGTGTCATCACCTTCATCAAACCAACCAATTTCATGTGGTTCTGCTATTACAGAATCATCATTGTCAATAATGTACACTTCCATAGGAGCACCATGTTCAACCATGAATGCTTCTATATCTTGAGGAATCTTATCTAGCTCCCACAATGTTGTACCTTCTTCTGTAACATTAGCAAACAACATTCCTAATTCTAATGTCTTAGGCATGTAGCTTCGTAATGCTAGTTCTGCTTCGTAATTGTACATTATATACTTATTAGTTCTTCTTGTTCTACGTGTACAGCAATAGGTGGTGCAGTTTCAAGTTTCCTGAACCTGAATGTACCAAATGCTGGTTCCATATGTCTACCAATCAATTTGAAGTATCTTGGAGGATTTGTTATTTCCTCCAATCTAACCCCAACAACAAAATCAGAGTCAACAATATCTCTAATAGTATATTGCTGACCCTGTTTCACCCAATTAGGAACATCTCTACGTAACTCTTCCACTGTATGAATAGCCATTGAGCTATCTATGCATACTACTTTATCACCTACGTTGAACATGTTTATCTACAATATTGAGTTCCTACTCTATAAATGTTTGTTTGATTACCATTCACAGTATGAGTTGTTTCACGATACGTGCAGTTGTTTAATACTACAAATGATGTGAATGTACTTACAGGTGTTGGAGAACCAACAGGATTCACCACATTGAATGATGAGCACATAGTCACTCTTCCACAATTACAGTTTGTTGATGATGAGCCATTGTTGTCATCATCGTTGTTTGAACATGCCATAGCAATTACTGCTAAAGAGCACAATAATAGTTTTTTCATAAATTAAGTATTTTAGTTAGCAAAAATAAAAATAATGTAACTATAAACAACATACCACAAATTTTAATTGCTGTAGTTATTACAAAGTTTAATTCTTTCTTATTATGTGGTTTCATGATTGTAAGGTAATTCGTTAATATCTGTTACTCTCTTGATTCTAATATTTAACTTATAGAAGTTCTTTAATGCATGCATTATTGTTCTTCCTTCGATGATGTGCTCACAATCTGTGGCTACATCATTACTCTCAATCCAAAATATAATTTTATACTTTCTCATTTTCAGGTAGTTTAAATTTTACATTAATTGCTTTCACTAATTCATTAAAGTCCTCTAATGATAAACTCTTAGGCTTAGTGATGTATAACAAATGGATTGAATTCCCTTCATTATTTATACCATAGATGATCTTCGCACTCGTCGAAATCCTCACTTTCTTTATTCTTTTGAATATACTCATAGCTAAAATAAAAGGGCCCTATTGCTAGAGCCCAATTACAAACAAACTAATTAATTAAAACTTACTGTACTCCCATTTATATCCTCCTGCACTAAACTGTTTATTTTTACAACATTTAGAAACTGAAGTAGTGTGAATTCCTAAAACTCTATAAACTTCAGCAAGAGATATAAATTGTTGGATATAATTTCCTTCCAAATCTAATTGGTTAACAGCTTTTCTAAATTTTACTCCTAAATTTTGTCTATTTTCAATATCCTTATATTTTTCTTTTAATGATTCAGATATCTTTTTTCCAAAATCTGGTCTTACTCTACCTTTTAATGTTTTTCTAATTTTGTCACGAGTTTCTGCAGAATGTTCTCTTCCTTTATTTGAAGATGAAATCTTACCACATGTATCTTGTGTATGTTTTTTACCAGTTCTTGATTTTTTTATCTTATCTTTTATTTCAGATGATAATATTTTTAAATTTTCATCTGTACCTGTGAGAAGACAATTTAAACCACTATTTAAAACATCAAAATGATCTTGCCAATATCGTTCTTTGATATTGAGATCTTCTAGTGAACATGTTTCCAGAATTTCAAAAACATGATTGTCTATACCATGTTTTAAAAATGATCTGTAAAGTTTAATTTGTTTAGAAACGCTATGTTGTAGCTTTTTATACTGTTCAAATCTTTTTTCAATATTTGAACTCTGACCAATGTAAACCCTTTGAGAAGGATTTGTAATTTTATATATTCCAATCATAATTATAAAAATGTTTATACAAATATAATGATATAAAATCACAAATCCAAACTCTTAGGGCAACTAATAACCCAAACTCTCAAGAATGATTGAATCTGCTTCAACAAATACAATTCCTCCTGAAATATTGTAAAGAAACCATAATCTTATATTGTTTGCCAACATTTTGAAA